CAGCTTTCGGCCCCGGGAACGTGACCGCGATCACTGCAAGGGCGTCCCTCCAGTCACGGGGCCACCGGGAAAAAAATCCCCGACCCGCTGGAGCACCGTCAGCATGTCGACGGGCCCGAGCTCGTCGATGACCGCCTTCGGCTGTCCGGCGAGTTGCCCCGCGAAGTCGAGGAGGTCGCCGAGCGCCGGGTTCATCGGCATCCGGCGGAAGTCCTTCGCCTTCGGTTCGCGAAGGGCCAGTTCGTCGATGACCTGCTCACCGAAGGTGATGGGCTTCGTCAGCTTCAGGACGATGCGGTCGCTCACCGGATCTCCTCGGCGCTCTTGCCCTCGAAGCGGACCTCGACGTTCCCCTCCTCGGTGTGGCCGGTGCCGTCGCCGGCGAACCACGCATCCCGGAGAACGATGACCTTCCCGTTCGCGAGTTCGAGCGTGACCGTCGCGTCGGTCATCGTGACGACCGAGGCGAGGTCGAGCGTGCCGCGGTCGGTGATCTCGCCCTCCACGAACGCCACCTGGGGCTTCTCGGTGTACCCGTGGACGCCATCGGACCCGACGATCGCCTCCCGCTTCGCGCGCCCGAGGTTGTAGGACCAGGAGCCCTTTGCCTCGTAGATTTCGCCGTTCACCTGCACCTGGATGATTCCGCCGCGCCTCTGGTTGGACATGGTCGTTCCCTTCCCCGCCTACAGGCGGAACTGGATGTTCACCGCGCCGACCACGAGCTGGTTCACGATGTCCGGCGGGAGGAGGAAGTCGAGGCGGTTCGGGTCCTGGGCGTTCCGCTCGACCACGAGATCGCGCGCGAACTGGTCGTAGTTCTCGACCAGGCCGAGCTCCTCCATCTGCCGGAACCAGGCGACCGCCTCGGCCTTCGCAATCTTCGGGGTGATGACCGCCTGCCCGGGCCCGAACCTCGTCCCGTCGTTGGCGATCTTGTGGCGGGGGAACCGGGAGAGGATCCGCGCCCGGAAGGAGAAGCGGAGGTACATCAGCGTGAGGAGCGTCGTCGCGTCGAGATACGCGGTGTCCGCCGAGCCGGCCGCGTTCGTCTGGCTCGTGGTGATCAGCCGGTCGATCTGGACCTGGCCGCCCGCGACGACGCGGGTCGTCGCGATCCCGTCGTAGAGGTTGAGGTTCCGCTCCTGCAGGGTGAAGAGGTCCGCCTCGGCGGGCGCCCTCACCCCGGCGATCGGGAGCGTCTGGAACGGCCGGGCCGGGTCCTGGACACCGTAGTAGGCGACGACGCCGGCGACGGCCGCGGCGAACTCGCTCGGCGGCGTCAGCGGGTTCTTGCCGGCCTGGGCGGCGATGCACGAGCTCGGGCTGTTCCGGCTCAGGCCGAGGGTGCCGAGCGTCGCCTGGGTGCCCGCGGCGGAGCCGATCGCGAGACCGTCGATCATCCGCAGCGGGCCCATCCGGCTCGCGAGCTCCGTCTCGATCGCGGCGAGGGAGATCGCGTCCTTGTAGGGGTTCGCCCAGATGTTGAACCACGTGTCGCCGAGCGCGGCGATGAGGGTGGTCAGGACCGGGTTCGTGGTCCCATTCGCCATCGCGACGATCGCGATCGTGAGCCCGGCCGGCGTCTTCTCGCCGTCCTGGTAGTTCACCCGGATGTCGAAGTCGTTCCCCACCTCGCCCTTGTGGCGGTGGGTCAGGGTGACGACGTTCGTCGTGGCCGTCGCGGTCACGGGGAGGTCGGCGTTCGCGTTGATCGCCGCGGCGAGGTTCGTCGCGATCGTGTTCTGGACGTCGCCGGACGCGACCGCGACCTGGACCGGCTGGCCGCCGAGGTACAGGTTGATCGTGCCCGCGGCCGTCGCCGGCCCGGTCACGGTGACGGTGCCGCTCGCCGCGACGCCGGCGGCGTTGTCGGCGAGGACGCCGAGCCAGGTCTCGGTCGACCGGTTGTTCGCGAAGTAGGCGAGGGCCATCCGGTGCAGCAGCGATCCGCGGCCGGCGAGGGTCGCGACCTGATCCGGGGTCGTGACCTTCTGCAGCGAGTTCGGCGCCGCGGTGCCGGCGGAGGTCTTCTGGCCGATGAGCAGCGCGCGGAAGGCAAGGAGCGCCGGGCCCTGCTGCGCGCGGCTCGAGTCGAACTCGGCCGCGACGAACGGCACCCGGAGATTCGAGGGCGTGGACGGGAACGAGATCGTCATGGGCTACTCCTTCGTGCCCTTCGCGGGCGGGGGCAGGGGCTGCGCGTCGGGCTTCACCTCGAGGACGTCGCCGTCGAGCAGCCGGCGGATCCAGTAGGTGTCGCCCTCGGGGACCTCGAGACCGGTCTCCGGGATGTGCTGCTTCGTCTGGGGGTGCCGGACCTTGATCCCCGGCGCGGGCTTCACGAACATGGTCGTCCTCACGTGGTCGGGATCGTCAGACGGTCCTCGGCCTGGTCGGCCGGCGCCTGCGCGCCGCCGAGGCTGGTCTTCGTGTCCACCGTCCCCAGGTCGTCGAGCTTCACGTCCTCGGCCTCCGGCGCATAGGTGTAGTAGGTCACCGAATAGGTGAGCGACGCCACGGCCGCAGCGCGCTCGCCGGTCACTGCGGTTCCGAGGTCGGTGTTCGAGAGGACCGAGTCCGAGCACGCACCTCCGAGATGGGGATCTGCATGCATCACCCGCTCAACCTCGAGCGCGAGCGCGTCCGCCGCGTCCTCTGCTTCGGCCTCGTCATCCCCGAGCTCGGCGTATGCCTCGATGGCGACCTGCAGCGTGCGCGCGAGCTCGCGCGGCGCGGTGTTCTTGCTGTCGGGGTCGACCGGCTCCGTCTTCCCGTAGATGACGAGGGCGGGGAGCTCGTCGTCGGGGTTCAGCGGGATCACCCGGCCGCGATAGACGCGGTCCTCCGCCGAGGTCGCGTTCAGGAGGCGATCCCGCACGGCATCGCGGATGATCTTGCGCTGGTGGGTCGCCATCTCAGGCTCGCTTCAGGAGCAGGAGCACTCCACCCTGCCCGTCCCGGTGCGCCTCCCTGCGTCTGTAGTCCACGCCCGCGATCGTGATGGTCGGGCTGTCCTTCGCCGGATCCGTCGGGAGGTCCGCGAGCCGGAGGAAGACGGCCGGGCCGCAACTCGCGACGCCGGCCGTCCCCATATCGACGCGGACGTACGCGGCATCGAAGATGCCGACCACGTCCACCGGATCGCCCCACTCCGGGGTGTACCGAACAGGCGTCCCGAAGGCCGCGAGGGCAGCCACATCCGCCCCCGCGAGTGCCTCCGGGAAGCCCACGGGCTTACGGAGCAACGCCGGCGACAGCCGTCACGCCGACGCCGTTCAGGCGCACGAGGCCGGTCGTGAGCCCCGCCGTGCTCGCCACCGCGGCCGCCGCGACGCCGACGCGGTAGTTCGCCGTCGACACGGTCGTGCAGTTCTTGGCCGCGTTGTCCCAGTAGATGACCGCGCCCTCGGTCCAGGCCTGCGAGTCGGCCTTGGGCAGTGCGTGGACACCCTCGGCGTCGCCGTCGAACGGGAGGGTCTGGGCGACCGTCTCCCTCGGGACCACGAGGAGGCCGCCGATGAGCACCGGGGTGCCCGCCGTGACACCGCCCGTCGGGGCGGTGAAGGTCATCACTTCGCCTGCCTGGATGAACGTCGTCGACATGGTCGTTTGCTCCTTCAGCTTTGAGGGTTGGGCCGCCGAAGATGCGCGGCCCAGGTTCATCCGGTCAGGACTACGCGCCGGGGCTCGTGATGGCGCCGCGGTAGTCGATCACCGCCGTGCCGTAGTCCAGGATCACGCGCCACTGGACGCCGTCGTACTCGAAGGACTGCTCCGACTCGATGCGCGGCGCCTCCTGGCCGTCGATGAACCCGACCGCGAAGACCGGGTACATCGCCGGGTCGGCGAGGAAGTAGTGCCGCGTGCCGGTGAGCTGCGCGGTGCCGACGATGTCGCGGACCATGTTCGCCGCCGGGTTCACGACCGCGGCGTTGATGTTCGCGGTCGGGTCGGCCACGGCATTGATCTTCTTCGCCGTGAAGTACAGCGACTTCGGCCCGAGCCAGACCGCCGGCGAGAGGTCGAGGATCTGGTTGTTCGACACGTCCTTCTGCGCCGCCAGGACCGCCTGGGCGCTGTCCCAGGTCGCGACGGACATCGCGCCCGAGCCGCCGATGTTCGCGTGCGCGGCGTCGAACACCGGCTTCGTGTCGCCCATCGTCGCGCCGAGGCCGCTGTTCGCCGTGACGAGCGCGAAGGCGTCGAGCTCGACGGAGAGGGCTGCCGCCTGGCCGAGCTGGACCGCGAGGGAGTTGAACACCCCCATGTCGTCGTTCACGATCGCCCGGCGGGTCACGCCGATGATGTTGCCGACGGTCCCGGGCGTCAGGGTCGCCTTCGCGCCGTCGGGGATGTTCTTGTGCTTGACCTCGCCGCCCTCGGTGACCTTGTCGAGCTTCCCGAAGCTGCCCGGCCGGTAGAAGCTCGAGGTGCGGAAGTCCTTAACCGACTTCTGGCCGCACCAGCGGCGCCAGGTGACGGGCGTGAACGCGTAGGCGCCGAGGAAGGTCTTGTTGACCGCCGTCTCGAGCA